GCCAAAGTCGATTCGAATCCGCAGGTCGGAGATTCCGGGGATCGGGGTGAGTCCCTGCACAGACCAATGCGACGTGGAGTGAATGTTCGCCGCCGCGTCCGAGGGGCCTGCAAGCGCGCCGGCGCCGTAGTGCAGCGTGGTCACCGGCCCGAAGGCCACGACCCCGAACCAGTCGTTAGACCCCCACGACACCCCGGTAGCGACCGTGCGCGTGGCCGTGTTGTTCTTGAGGCCCACCAACTGCTGCGGCGGCCTTGACGCGCAGGATCAACTCGTGCCCGGCCTCCGACGGCCCCGTGCCTGCGACCTGGATCGCAACGTAGAACAGCCCCAACGCGCCCCAGGTCGTGTAACTCGGGATGTCGTGGATGTTGATCTCCATGTAGGGCGCCGTCTCGGTGCTGGCGTTCACCTCGCCCGAATTGACGTCGAACACCAACCCGGTCGAACCGTCCAACTCCATCTGGTCGGCGTTGGCCATGTTGCCGAACGTCCACGAGGCGCCGCCGATCGTGTAGTCGCCGTTCCCGCCGGCCTGCATGTCCTGCGCGCTTTCGCTCGCCAAGTCGGCGTCGTACAAGACCTTCTCGCCCTTGTCCGTTGCCGTGCGGGCGTTGGCCGTCAGCGCGACCGACTTGATCTCAAACGTCGTGCCGCTGACGTTGGCGTAAGTGACGATCCCGACGTAGTGCGAGCCGCCGACGGTCGCCTTGAAGTCGTTGCTGGTCGCGTTGTGCTCGTACTCCACCCCGCCGTGGGTGAAGAACATGCGGCACTTACCGTCGCTGTCGACCTGCAGCCGGGCCTTGAGCGTGGCGCCCGAGGCGTAGGAAACGAAAGTGTCCGTGTCCGTCTCGGTGGCGCCGTTGAGCCCAGAGAGGTGGCAGCGCGGATTGGTTGATGTCGTGGAGCCCAACCGGCCGAAACCGCTGTACATGGCCGGCGTATCGACCGACACCGCGGCTTCCTCCTGCCATGCGGCGACGCCGATGCAGAAGTTCCCCGACCCCGCGTTGCTGATCGAAAACTCGACCTCGATCGAGAACTCGCCGTCGATCTTCTCGGGGTAGCGAACGTAGGTACCGCCGTTGTAGTGGGCGTCGTTGCACAGGCCCCAATCCTCGTTTCCGATGGTGCCGGCGTTCTGGACGATGCTGACCTTGTCCCCGTCGTCCGAAAACGAGGTCATCCGGGCGTTGGCGTCGCCGACAACCCAGCCCTCTAGCCCGGTCGCGTCCAGCACGACCCCGTCAAGGAAAGACGAGGGCGTGCCGGACGACGGCGACTTGGTGACGTTGATCGCCTCCCAGGGGGACTCGACGCCTGCGGCCTGGACCTTGATCGCAGGCATCAGAGCGCCCCGTAAGCGCACCCGCCAGCGTTCGGCGTTCCGGTGTCCACCTTCACGTCAAGCGTCATCGTCCGGCCCTTGGGGATGGCGATCGGGATGATCGCGCCGGCCGACGCCGCGACGAACTCGCCGCTAAACGTCGTTCCGCCGTCGAGGCTCATCTTGAACGTGATCTTGGCGACGCCGCCGTCGACCCAGAGATCGAACCGGGTGGCGTTGCGTACCTCGATGTAGTTGCCGGACCCAAGGTACGACGTGGACAGCGCGAGCGACTGCAGCACGGACGCAACCGGGTCGCCTCCGTTAACAATGGTCAGAGCCATGACGGCCTCCCAAACTGCGCCTTAGCGCTCCTGCCAGACCTTGATGTAGTCGATCAGGATGACCTGCTCATCGGCCCCGGCGTCACGCTGGTAGGCGACCATCGGCTGCAGGTTGCCCGACAGCGCGGCCGCGTCGAGGTCGCCGATCAGCACGCCATCCCTGTAGAACTTGATGGCGTCGAGGTCCGAGCCCTCGATCCGCAGGATGGCCCAGGTGTCGTTGGCGAGGTCCTGCCCCACGTCCTCGTCATCGTTGTCAGTCGCGCCGTCGTCCGTCTCCAGCAGGAGCGCGGTGTCCGCGCCCTCGACGCGGAACCATGCGTGCTTGGCGACGCTGTCGAGCGTCGCGTTGTAGGCGCTGGCGAGGCCAATCACCAGCCGCTCGTCGGCGGTGAACGCGGTATCGTCGGCGTACTGCACCTGAACCCGCGCCTCAAACACGAAGTTCTTGGTCGAGTCGATGACGAGGTGATCGCCGAAGTCGATGCGCGCGGTCTGCGCCTCGGACTGCGAGTCGCCGCCGAGCTTGAACTGCCCGCCCGCGGCGTTCGCCACGAAGTCGGCAACCGCGGTGCCGGCGGTGTCGGTGATCGTGGCCGTCCACGGAACGATCGGAGTGTCGCCGTCGGCGGCGTTGAAGTCCTCCACCAGCGACCAGCCGGCGTCGACCGGGGCGATGAAGTCGGCAGCCTCGCGGCTGTCCAGGGTGGCGTCCGACACGAGGACGATGCCCTTGGCAGACATCTCCTTGCGGATCTGCGGCTGTGCGTACTTGCGATCGTTGGCGTCCATGTTCTCTCCAGCCCCGAGGGGCAGCCCCGTAGGGCAGGGTTATCGGCGCTCGTTGTCCTTGCGCCGGTCGTACTTGATTGCCTGCTCGCGGGCGATCCGCTTCGCGCGCTCGCGGCTCTCGCCGCCGTCGCGCAGTCGCTTTTCAAACCGCTCCATCTTGTGGCGGGTGGCCTCGCGCTCGCCGGCAGGCATCAGGACGCCTTGCCGCGACGCTTCGGCGCCTTGTTCTCGTCCATGCAGTCGGCCAACGGCTTGCCGGCAGCCATGGCCCGGTAGCGCGCCTCCTCCTCGGCGATCTGCTTCGCCGGGGCGTTGCGGGCGCGCAGCCCCTCGATCTTGCGGTTCTGCCGGTCGAGGAACATCGCGCGCAGAGCCTCGGGCATCGGCTGCACCACGCCGCTCTCGACAAGGTGCCGGGCGAACGCGCGGGCGTCCTCCGCGTCGTGCTCCCACATCACGCGGTTTCCGACCACCGTGGGGGTCTCCCACATGGTGAAATGGTGCTTGCGGTTGGCGTCGTTGGTCACCTTCCGCAGGTAGTTCTTCCACTTGCCGAGCCGGTTGTCGCCCAGCGAAAGCAGGACCGAGCCCCGCTCGTTGAAGTGGTTGCGGAGGATGCCGATCCCGCCGCGGCGATCCGTGCCGTTCACGCCCGGCATCTTCTGGACGCTCAGGGTGCCGGGCAGGAACTCGCCGGTGTCGTCAACGAAGTTCCAGTGGTCCGCGTGGTGAACCAGTTCAAACTCCGGGTTGCCGGGCATAACCTTACGCGAGGGCCGCGAAGCCTCCACGCTCTTGTCGACGGTCACTGTATCGATGCTGAATGCCACTAGGGGCCTCCTGTCGAACCCGGCTAGGCGGGCCCCGAGACAACCCCGGGGCCCGCCTCAGTCATCAGGCGTCGGTCGTGATCGACACCATCCGGTTGGCCTCCATCAGGGCCACCGCCGGGTAGTAGTGGACGGTGTAGGCGGTGGTGGCCGCCGTGCCGGTCCGGTCGATCTCGATGATCGCGCGGACCGCACCGGGGACCTGAACCACGCCGGCCACGCCGGGGATGTTGCTCAGGTCCAGCTCGCTGAAGCCGAAGGCGCCGCGCGCGAACATCGCGCCCTGACGGTCGGCGCCCATGTTGGCCGTGGCGACCTGGGCCGAGCTGTAGAAGTTGACGTTGTGCCAGCTCCCGAGGAACCCGGGCGACTTGGCGCGCAGCATGTCGTCGGTCGGGGCCTGGAACTGCGCGGCGCCGCCCTCGCTGCGAAGCGAGGTCTGGAAGTCGCTCACCTGCGCCTGGTGCAGCACGCAGTCGAAGGGCGCCTCGTTGAGGTCGTCCTGCAGCTCGAAGATCGCCGAGTAGATGTCGGTGACGGTCAGGTCAGCGCCCGAGGTGCCCACGTTGGCGCCGGCCGAGGAGAACAGGCCGGTAACCAGCGTCGAGCGGGTGCGGGCGATGGCGGCCGCGGCGTCGTCAGCGATCAGACCCTCGTTGTACTGACCCGGGCCGCCCGTGGCGCGGAACAGGTCCGAGAACTTGCGGACCAGCGCGTAGCGAGCGTGGGTGAGCTGGATCTGGTTGCTGGTCGGGTCGGTGGCCGCAACGTCGGCCCCCTCGGCCTCGGCCGAGAGGTCGTCGGTCAGCGTGACGGCGCCCATCTGCGAGACGGACGAACCGTTGCCGCCGGGGCCCACGTCGATGCCGAGGGCGAACAGGTCGACCTGATCGCGGAGGTTGATGTGGAGGAGGCCGGTAGGGACCTCAGCGAGGCGCAGGTTGGCGCCGAAGCCGGAGTAATCGATGGTCACAGTTCACCCCTTGTAGGTGTCTGTGGCCCGCTGATTACGCCCTTATCGCTGGCGACCCGGATTGCGGACCGGGTTATTGATACGCAAGGGTAGGCATAGCCAATCACTTGCGTCAAGCAACTATCGCCGGGAGCCGTACTTCTTGCGGGTCGCCTCGGGGTCCGCGTTCAACTGCGCCCAGAAGTCAGCGCCGCCGGGCGGGGCCGGAGCGGGCACCACGACCTTGCGATCCTTCGGGACCTTCGGGGCGGCGTCGTCGCCGCTGGCAGCGGGGGTCGGCGGGGCCGCATCGGCGGGGGGCGCAGCCTCGCCCGGCTTGGGCTCTGCAGCGGGGGCCGGCGTGGCGACCTCGCCCGACGCAAACGGCTTGAGGTACGACCGCCCCTCGGCGGCCTCCGACGCGAGCCAGTCGGCGAACGGCTTGGACTCGCCGTCCTGCTGCGACCGCTCATACTTCATCCACACGAAGTCGCGCATATCGCCATCGGTAATCCGCAGCGAGTCGCCGGACAGCATCGCAAGATTGGCGGTCGCTCGATCCTTGTACGCCGCAAGCGACGACTCGGCCTTGGTAGCGCGGTCGCGCAGGTCGTCCACCTCGGACGCGGCGGCCTTGAAACCCTCGGCCGACTTGCTCAGTTCGGCGTGCTGGCCCTGCAGCGTCGTCAACTCACCGCGCACGGTGGTCAGTTCCTCGCGGGCGGTGGCAAGCGCGGCCTCTGCCTGCCGCTTCGCCTCGCGCACCCGCTCCAGTTCCTTACGCAGCCCCTCGGCCGCGGTGGCGTCGTCGCTCATTTCATCCCCGTTCGTCGGCGGCGTCCATCTGCCGCACGATCTTGTTCGCCCACGACCGGCCCGCGTCGCCGCCCCAAAGCAGCCACGCGATCCGCCCCTTCGGCGTGCTCTTGTTCTTCTCGTGCCGAGCGAAGAACGCCGACATCTGCCGCACGACCCGGGGCGATACGTTGCCGCCCTTCTTCAACTGCGACGCTCGGGCGACCCCCGAGCCGATGCCCTGTTTGCCGGCCTCGCGGGTGGACAGCCCACCCTTCTTGCTCTTGGGCGCGGCCTCGCGCATTCGCAAGCCGCGATCCGCAGCCTCGCGCACGCCCTTCGGCGGGGCAAAGTCGATGTGGTCGTACTTAGCCGGCATCCGGCGGACCGCCCGTCACCTGGCGCACGCGCTCCTGACGCGCCTGATCGTCCCACTTGGCGATCAACGCTTCGGCCTGTGCCTCGTCAATACCCATCGTCTCGGCCACGTTCCACACCCGCGACGGGCTCACGCCCAGGTCATTGAGCGCGGCGATTCGATCCTTGACGGCCTCGCGTTCCTCGCGGGACAGCGGAAGCCCGGGATAGGTCACCGACCAGCCGTCCTCGGGCAGCGACCACCCGCCGGAGCGGTTCAGCAGCGCCGCCGACTTCCGCAGCAACTCCTCGTCGCCACGCTGGAACGCCGGAGCCTGTCGCGCCTGCGACTCGCGCACGGCGGCGCGGTCTAGCTCGATGGCGAACCCGGAACGCTGGCCGCCGACCGAGCGCGCCTCTGCGCCACCCGCTAGGCCCAACTCGGCGAGCAACGAGTCGACGTATTCTTGGATCGCCATCTGCAGATTCGACGGATCGCCGCCCGCCTGCCACTGCCCGAGTTGTCCGGTCTGCCCGCCGCGCGTCGAGAGCATCAGCAGGGACGCCGGATCCATCGCGATGTGCCGCCCGACCGAAGATGCGGGGTCGTCGGCCGGAACCGACTCCAGGCCGACCGGATAGACGTTGACGCCGTACCGCTGGGGCCATGACGCATCGAACAGCATGTGGTGCCAGAAGTGCCACGCTTCCGCGACGAGGTAGGTAGCCTCGATGATCTCGCACCCCTCATAGGGCGAGAACAGCATCCCGCACCGCTCAAGGTGGTACATCTGCACCGGGATGAACGGCGATCCGTCGGCGTACCGCTCAAAGTAGTTCGCCCCGGATGCGCCGTCGTTGGCGTCAAGCTCCAGCGCCTCAGCAGTCTTATCGACCTGCTCGGCCTTGGGACCCGACAGCAGCGCGCGCCAGTCGGCCACATCCTCGCCGGACTGCGCGAGCAGCACACGGCGTTGGGGCTCGGCCGGGTCGGCGATGTCCCACACGTCCCAGGTCCACACCGGCTTCGGCGAGAACGACAGCCGCCGGGGCGTAGCGACGACAACGGCGGTCGGCTCGTCCGGCCGGTCCGCGGCTGACTCGACGTGGATGCAGGACAGCGGGACATTCGTATACCGCAGCGACGCCGGGGCGCCCTCGACCACGTCAACACGGCGGGCGCCATCGCGCACGAGGTTCACCGACCGCTGCAGCCGGCGGCCCATTTCCCACAAGCCAGCTTCACCCACAAGCGATGTGAAGGCGTCGATCTGCTCGCCCTCGACTCCGCACGCAGCGCGGCCCGCCTTGTCGTAGAGCCGCGACATCTGCCGCGCGTACGACGCTGCGAGGTTGTGCGCCGTGCTCGGGTCGCCCATGACGCGGCGACGGGCCGACTTGCTTGCGTGCCCGAAGCGACGGTCTAGCCGCTCGTTCAGGTCGCGCATCCACGCGCCCGACAGCAGGCGCTCCCGGCGGCCCGCTTCGGCTCGGCGTTCATCGGCCGCAGGTCCGCCCGGAAGGGGCGGCGCCATGCCCGGGGTGTAATCGATGTGCGTCGACACTCCGGGAATACTTGCAAGGCGCAAGCCGGGGCGCAACCACTACGTTTCAAAACGTCGCAACTAGGTCTTGACGGGCCTTGCCTGTAGGTCCGTCTCGACCCAAACCTCGGCGTGGTCGTGCGGGTTGTCCGGGTCGTAGACCACCCGGAACACGACGGCACCGGACTCGTCCACGAAGTCGACGCCGAGATAGGGCTTGGTCGCCTGCGTCGCGGAGTCCCACAGCAGGACGGGCGGACGGGCGCCACCGTCGCGCCGGTTGTCGCGGATGGCGTTGGCGTTGACTGAAACGCGCTTCATGCCCGGAACCTTAGCGCGGCGCTCGGCATGATGTCCTCAAGCTGCTCGCCCGGCCCGTATCGCAGCGAATCAATCGCGTGCTTGCGGTCCTTGTCATTGCCGATGTTCGTGCCCTCCCAGCGGCGCACGCACTCCAGCAGGGTCGCGCACTTGCGCTCGATGTACAGCGCGCCGTTGCCGAAGGCGTAGTTGACGACGCGCGTCCCCCACTCGACGGAGCCGGCGCCCTTCTTGGGCGTCTGGATCGCGCCGCGAGGCAAGCGGAACTCGCGCTCAAACAACTCGTTGACGCGCATTCCGGGGCTGTCCCCCTTGCCGCTGGTGTTCACGTCGCCGACCCAACGATCGACCTGCGACGGGGACAGGCCGAACTTCGACAACAACTCGCGGAGGTGGCTGGCATCGCGCTCAACCGTGGTCGCCGCCGTCGACTCGTACTCGCCGACCACCCACACCCGGCGCGGGTTCTGCGTCCAAACGTAGAGCAGCCAGTACTCCGCACCGGCTCGCTCGCCGTGGTCGCCCGCAAGGCCCACGCGCAAGTCAGCGCCCACGAGGTTCGGCAGCGATGCGAACCCGCGGAAGTCGAAGACCTGGGACTTGCCGTCGAAGTTCGCCAGCCGGCGCGCGCCGCTGATGCCTTCCCAGCCGCCCGTGGTCCGCTGCACGCGCTCCCACTCTAGGTAGACCGACATCTGCTCGGCGATGTCCTCGGCGGTCCGGTGCGGGCAGTCCTCGACGTTGAGTTGGATCACCGTCTGCGACCAGCCCGGATCGTGGTCGGCCTCGTAGCCGTCGGTTTTCTCCAGCTTGTGCCGGAGCCAGCGCAGATCCTGCGAGTTGTCGATCGGGGTGAACGTCAGCCACACCGGACCACGACGGACGGCGACGCGGGACAGCGCCTCGCCCCAATGCGTCGCCCTCGGCGGCTCGTCCACCCAGAGCCAGTCGTAAGTCCCCGAGGCGAGGGCGATGACCGACTGCTTGCCCGACTTCGGCACCATCATCGAACCGCTGGCGAGCGCCACCATCGAGCGGCCCCGGTACAGGTAGCCTTTGCCTGGAACGTACTTGCAAGCTTCGTGCAGCACGCCGCGAGGCTCGATCTCGTGCAGCTTCTCGCTGATGACCGGCCAGTGCTCTTGCACGATCCCGCAGACGATCAGGCCGGTCGTCGGGCCCGCATCCACCTCGCGGAACGGGTGCCGACCGATAGCGTGCGCCCACGCTTCGCCAGCGCCGCACCGAGACTTACCTACCTGGTTCGCAGCTCGACACGCCCGCTTGCGCGACTGGTCCTCGTGGAACCGCCGCTCGTGGAACCGCCGCTGCCCCGGCGACATTCCGCCCTTGCCCGGCTTGCCGTGCCAGTACCGCTCGAACGGGTCGTTGGCCGCTTCGGTTCGCTCGCGGATTGCTTGTAGGTGCGCAGCAGTCAGCACGCGCGAAGGGTAGCACGGGGGTTGTCGCGCGCGGGTGCGGGTCGAAAAGCGGTGTGATTACGGGCGTCTTGAAATTAGTTGGAAGAAAGTACAGTCAGCGCCTTGTGCTCTCTGTGTTCCGTGTTAATCTTTCATCACTGGCCGGGCGGAACCGGCCGCGGGAGATAGAGAACATGAGCAACGCAATCCGATTCCTTGTCCGGTGCAGTGTTCGCCGGGGCCGTTCCTGGCCTCAGACTATGGCGGCGGTTCAGCGGGAGTTCGGGCACTCGCTCGCTCGATGCGTGGTGGCCCGCCGCGAGTACGTCGCGGCGGGTGGCGTGTGATGCCGCGCCACTCCATCTTCCGATGCGCCAAGTGCAATATCGCGTTCGGCGGGCTTGGCGGCATACCGAACGAGCTTGTTCGCAGCGTCAAGAGGACCGGCGCAAGCAGGGCGACCAGCCCGTCCAAGACCGGGAGAGGCGCCCTCCTAACCACCCATGAATACGTTTGCGGTTGCGGTTGGTCTGGGTGGACATCGCACCCGGACATCGAACATTCGCGGTTCGACCCATAGGTGCGCCACACCCCACCCCGCACGGTTCGGCCGACGGGGTTTTCGGGGTAGGGGCTCGGCCCCGGAAGGAGCGAAGATGAACGACAAAGAGCAGATCGAACAACTCGGCGCCCGCAAGCCCGGCCGCCCCGCCCTCTCCAGCGACGGCCGCCCCCGCTACCGCTGCACCGTGTCCCTGCCGCCCGAGTTGGGCGACTACATCGAAGGCCAGGTCGCGGAGGTCGCGGCGGGGGAAAAGCGGTCGGCGGTCGTGGCGCGCGCTGTGCGGATGCTGGTGGAGTCGGGCCGGTAGCTGCCGACACAAAACATCGCCACCAGGGCCCCGAAGGTAGACACTTCGCAACATCGGCCCGACGGGAGCGGGAGCGTCCACAGCGCGGCGAATCCCTAGCAATTCCGCCCGTCTCCAACTTTCTTCATTATTTCTTACGATTCCCGTTGACCCGTCGGAGTTCGGTGCTACTATTTCCTCACTGGCGGCGAGGGAAGCCGACCAGCAAGGAGACGAGACAATGACCATCGAGATCGACCACCTGACCGCCGCCGCCCTCCTCGACCTCAACCCCGGCCAGGTCGGCGTCGGCTACTTCGCCGGCACCGACTTCCGCGCGTCCTTCGACGCGATGACGCTGGGCGTCGCCGTCGAGTTCTTCCACCATGGCGCCGAGGTGCTCGGCACCGTCGTCCTGCCCTTCGCCGTGGTCGAGGCCGCCGCCGCGCGTCCCGTCTGCGGGTTCCTGTCCGACATCGCGAACGCCCTGTTCGCGTAGCTCGGCTTCCGCCACACACCCACATCGGCCCGCCCCGGCGGGCCTTTGTCGTTCTGGCTCCACTATCTCAGAAAAGTTTTACGATTCCCCTTGTGCCCCTGGGGTTCCGTGTTATTGTTCTTTCACTGGCGGGGCGGAACCCGCCGAGGAGACGAAGAACATGAGCAACGCCGACTTCGACAAGATCAACGACGCCACCATCGCCCGCATGATTCGAGAGCTTCAGTCCGACCTGGCCGACATGGTCGAGGCCGGCGACATCACCGCCGAGCAGGCCAACGAGTGGGTCAACGATAAGGCTGACCAGTGGATGAATGGCGGCCAGTCGTGAGCGGCGCCACGGCGTCCGTGGCAATTGCCACGCGGTTTGTGGCGGACGCCCCGGACAACGCCGTCCGGGTCGTCGATGGCGACGGATTCACCGTCTACAACCGACTGCTGGACGATGGGCGGGACGCTCTTTTCTTCGACACCCCTGGCGGCATGGTCAACCGGCGCGAACTTCGTCCTGGTCATCGCATCGAGTCGGGCTGGCTCACCCGCGAGGCGTTCGACGCGGAGAAGCGCGAGCGGTGGCCCCACCTCGCCCACATGGTCTAGCGGCCCACCCAGCCTCACCCACATCGGCCCGCCCCGGCGGGCCTTTGTCGTTCTGGCTAGACTTCCTTCGCAGCCTTCAACGCGGCGACGAGGGCGGCGGTTAGTTCGTCGTCGACGGTCGCGTCACCGCCCAGCCAGCGAGCGGCCAGCGAGAGGGCGCGCTTGTAGTCGCGCCACTGCTCATCGGTCGCGCCGTTGCGGACCAGCACGGGGTGCCACGCATCGATGAACTGCCGTAGCAGCACGCCCAGGGTCGCGCCGGACTCGTCGCGGAAGTCGGGCCACGCGCCATCGAGATCGAGGCAGGACCACGCATGGTCAACCACGCCCCACCATTCATCTCCGTGGCTTTCGATCAGCCTCGCCCTCGCATCGCCGTCTGTTGCCACGCACCCAGGCGCCCACTCAAACCCCGCCGCCAACGCCCGCAGCCCCAGCTCCTTCGCAGTCGCGTCGCCCATCACTTGCCCCCCTCGGGGTTGTGGGCGGCGTCAGATTCGGCCTGAGCGGCATCGACAACGTCGCCCCACGCCTCATCCATCCCGTGCCGC